AATCCATCAGGGACAAAGCAATTTGAGAGGTCACCAAAGACTTGCCTGAGCTGTTCTGTCCTGCCCAAATGGTCACTTCACCCTTACGGAACTCAAAGTTGTCCTTCTGTCCGTACCAGGGCAAAACAATAGGGTTGACCGACTTTTTCAGTCGGAGCTTGTTTTTCAATGCTTCAGCATAGATAAAAGCACTCTTGACCTTGGCCTGAGCGTCTGTCTCTTTCATGTAAAGAGCGAAATTTACTGTGTCGTTATTGATAATCATGATGTGTATATTTCTGACCAACCTGTCTGCTTCCAGTGTGGTGCATTCGGAATTAGTACACAACTAGTGATTACCCTTGCTTTTGCTTGTTTAGCAATGAATAACAGTGTTTTTGCTCTGGTTTCTGAAAAGCTACTGATTTGCACGATCAGTCCAACACAAAACCGTAGATCAATGGAGTGAAGTTCATCACCATCGACATTGATGCAAGGAATGTCACCAAAAAGATGCCAATCATGGCTGTTCAAGGACCTGTGGTCTTCAATGCTGACACACTGAGGAGCTTTGCCATGCATCCTCATGTGGATAAGTGGTTCATGGCCTTTCATCGCATTGCAATCCGTTTTTGACGTTCAGCTTGTTCTTCAGGGGTAGGAAGTCGTTGGTCTGCTGGTCTACCAAGGGCAATGTTGGTTGCTCGTTCAGCTTGGGTCATTGGTTTAACAAAAGAAGAAACCTCGTCTTCCCATCGTTCACCGTTAAGCCAAGTTGATGGGTGTGGGATGTACTGTTGGTCCTTGTCTTTCCAGACAGTTCTGTTTTGCAGGTTGATGGCTTGGACAATCTTGTCAAACAACTGCTGATCCACCTTCAGCTTTTCAAAAACCTTTCGGGCAAAACTCTTGTTGCTTTTACGGGGATATGCTTTCCAGAAGTCATCAAAAAAATTATTCTTTTGATTAACAGGTTCTATTCTGTTTTTAACTTCAGGTTCTGTAGCCAGATTCTGGCTGGGGGGGTAGCCAGATCCTGACGGGGGGGTAGCCCGATTCTGGCTACTGGGAAACCTCAATAAATACTGGTTTGGTTTTTGTATGTTGTCTTTGAAGACATTTACAGTTTCAACATATCCTAAATCTTGCAAAGCAATGATGTGATTCTTGAGCGTTGACAAGCCCATAGAGCACTCTTCAGCAAGCAGTTTTTGTGATGGATTGCACTGTCTGGTGTGATCGTTGCAATGGTTTGCAAGCATCAATAAAACCAGTTTTTGGCCTGAATTGGCTGTATTGGCATCAATAGCCATAGCCATGAATTTAATACCCATGATTATTTCCGTTCAAAGCCCCGCTTCAAAAGAAACTCACAGCAGGTGGAAGGGGACACTTTTCAGCAGAGTAGCTACTCTCTGCCTAGCTGGGTTTCAAACACTATATCACTTCTTGGACTTATTTCGTGCAGAAATAGCAGCAGCCTTGGACTTGGCATCAGCCTTGGAACTTGCACCCCAAGCCTTGAGCGACAACAGCAGCCTTGTGGGCTCACCGTTCTTTTTTTCAGGTCCAGGCATGTTGCCCATCCTTGCCAAGAAACTAGCACGGCGAGGATTGTCACCAGACTTTACTGGTGCTTTCAAGTTGCTACCGGGGTTTGCTGCTTCGTAGGACTTGCGTCCCTTCTCGTTCAAACCACCTTTAGCATTCTTGCCCTCTTTTTTGGTCCAAGCGGATGTCATTTCTTTTTAGGCTTCTTAGCAGTTTTTGCACTATCTTTGAAGTCAGCAGCAGATGGCGAACCTTTGCTCCCAGGCTTACGCATCTTCTCTTTAGATCCAGCTTCAATACGCTCACGCTTGGCGTGAATGTTGGCGTACAGTCCTTGTTTCATAGCATGTCCCTGTCATTGCTCAACCAACGGTCAAGACGGTTTTCAAACTCACGGTCACGCTGTTCCTGAAAAGCGCTGAACCGTGCCATTTCTGATAAGCCCATATGGTACTCACCATTCTCGTCTGGTGTCAAACCAGCTTTGGGAAATTCTGCCAATGCGTTAAAGATCATTTTGCACCTGCCTTTGAGTAAATTTTTAGCTGCTTGCGCTCAGTGCTCTTGGTTACAGCAAAGAAGTTCATGGTTGCCTTCTCTGTTGCCGTAAACAAGGACGGGGTTTTTGTTTGCCAATCAAATGGCGTTGGTTTGGTAGATTTCATGCATCTCCTTGAGTTGACGTTTACTAGCGATCTCTAGTGCTGTTGCCAGGACGGCAACAATACTAGCCTCCAAATCATCTGGGTGCAGCAAGGGCTCCAGCTGATCAGTAGCTTGGACGATTAGCTCGTAAGCTAAAACGAATTCGTGTGTTTGGTGGCTCATAGGGTGAGCCTACAACAAAAGAAAGAAAAGAACACTAGGGGAAAACCCCTATGTAAAACATATAAAAAGCCTGATACATTCACACTCTGCTTAACAAAAAGGAGATACAAATGAATGTTCAAGCATTGAAAACAGTCAGACGACTGTACTGTGTAGAAGGTGTGCCAACACACACACAACGTCACAACTGCCACCAGTGGGTACGGTCCCTCAGATTCCTTGGCAACAAATGGCTTTTGGCAACTCCTGTAGGTAAATTATGAAAGAATTTCTCGAACAAGCAAAAGAAGACCTTAGGGGCGTTGAGTACTGCCCTTACTGTATGACACCCCGCAATGACAAGCGCTCATGCTGCGAGGAAAACCACTTCATCAACTTTGAAGACTTTGATGAAGACACCCAGCGTGACATCATTCAAGATGAATACGATGCAACATTTGGAAAGTAATGCAATGAATGTCTATCAACGTCTAAACCTTGCCCGTGAAGCTTTTCATGGCTCCAAGCTCAAGAAAACAGGCCACAACAAGTTTGCCAATTACTACTATTTTGAACTGGGTGACTTTCTTATCCCCGCACTGCAAATCTTTAACATTCATGGTTTGGCAGGGATTGTAAGTTTTGGCAAAGAAACAGCAGATATGCGAATCATCAATGTTGACAAGCCAGAAGAAATGATTGTTATCGAATCGCCTATGTCTAGTGCAGCTTTAAAGGGCTGTCATGAGGTCCAAAACCTTGGGGCAGTACAGACCTACCTTCGCAGGTATTTGTGGGTTGCAGCGCTTGAAATCGTTGAACACGATGCCTTGGATGCAACTACTGGGATCAAGGGTACAGCACCTGTTGTAACCCCTCGTGGTGGCATTGGTGAAGATCTTCCTGAAGACATCAAAGAATTCTTGCGTGATTTAGCAAGGAGCGTAGAAGAATTGGTCAACCAGGGGAAGGCAGAAGCAGCCCTTGCAATGATTGATGAACAGGCGTTGGAAGCTGATCAGCGTGTCTGGTTGGCTAACCAAATGTCATCCACTGTGCGTTCAGCACTTAAAAAAGCGAAAGGGTAATACATGGAATACGACAACACAAACCGAGGAACCCTTGGTAAAAACAATAAAAAGACAAAAGAGACACAGCCAGAATATTCTGGTTCCTTAAATGTCAATGGAGTTGATTATTGGCTAAGTGGTTGGATTAAAGAAAGTGCAACTGGAAAGTTTTTTTCTTTGACTGTTCGGCCAAAAGAAGAAGCCCCCCGTCAAAGTTCTGAGCCTACTCGTAAGCCCAAAGCTGATGACTTTGACCAAGATTGCCCTTTTTGAGGAACAACATGACTTTTGATCTTGACCCAAACGAAGCCGCTTTTATTGTTCGTGTTATCGGACAACTGCCCACAGAAACAGGCGCTTACCCATTGCACCAAAAGTTAGTTGAGCAGTTTAAAGAACAGGAACAAACACAACCCCCAATGGAAATTGGCGGGACTCATTAATTTTGGGGCCGAAAGCGGATGCTGGTTATTGGGGAACGTGCCTGAGACTACAGAGAGACACCAGACGCAGCGAGTAGGCCCCCTTTACGAAAGAAAATCATGTTCACAATTGAAAAAAATGTCCCCCTGTCCTCAAGAAAAGCTTACCCATTTGAGCAAATGGAGGCGGGTGATTCTTTCTTGATCCCTTGTGCTGATCCTAAAAAGATTAGTTACATCAGAGCACAGATCAACAACTCTAAGAAGGTTTACCCTAATAAGGTAATCAGTACCCGCAAAGAAGAAGGTGGGTTGCGTGTTTGGTTGCTTCTTGCCAAATAAAAGGAGTTGTGATGCTTTGCGATACTTGCCCATCACCAGATATTTGCGAAATACATGGCTGCACACCAATTGTGTGTGAGCCTACATCTGTACTTGATAAACAGGTATCAGGCAGTTACTACAAAAACAAAGGCATCCAGCCTATTGTCTACATTTATGCAAACAATCTAGGGTTTTGTGAAGGCAACGTAGTGAAATACGTTACCCGTCACAAGGAAAAAAATGGAGCTGCTGACATCAAGAAAGCAATCCATTACCTAGAACTGCTGCTTGAGTTGCAATATCAGGACAAGACCTCTAGCGCATGATTAATGTGCTTGATACGGTCCTGTAACCCGATTACACCCCCATTGATCTTCTTGGTCATGGCGGTGTAGTCTTTAGCATCGGCCTCTTTGTTTAGGCCACGCTTATTCCAAAACCATGCAGCGCTCAAAGTGGCATATTTTGGAGACAACAAAAGGTCAGGCGAATGAATGAAGTCCTCTTGCAAGGCATCACCACAGAGAGTGTAATTGTCCTTCCCGGTCAACTGGATGAGGCCACGGCCTTTATACAGACTACCTTCCTCAGTCTCTTCGGTTCCATTCCCCATACGACCTCCGTATACCTTGTTTGCGATCTTGTCGGGATTGCGGTGATACGGTTTTGCTACCTCAAGATTTTGGAATCTACTAGGCCAAACACGGCACAAGGCTTCCGCTGAGTAATTGAGGTTTTCTTGCAGCGTTTTAAAGTTACCTGACTCATGAGCGCACTGACCAATGAACGCAGCTATACGCAGTGGTGTGTTGATCTCATAGCGCAGCATAC